AGGACATGTTTACTGATTATTTTTCCAGTAAGAAAAAGGCTGTTGACAATGCTGTACGTGTAATTAAAATTATGCATGACGATACAGCAGAAATAACNAAAGGTAAAACATATACTTATGTAANTACGACCTTGATGCATCGTAGTTATTTTATCACTCAACAGTATGTTGCATAATAACTGTTGACTTTATGATATGCGGCTATATGCTGCATATTAGTAAGACAACACAAACTGAAAGGTTTCAATATGTATACTGATAATATCCTTGCATGTTATATGCAAAGCCTCAACTCTGAGGTGTCACATGGTAAAACATGGTATGCAGACGCAAAGCAAGCTGCACAAGATATGGCNGACAAATATGAGCTACCACTAAACGCTGTAGTTGGTGTTATTGCCGCACTATCGCCCACTAATAAATGGGAACGCAATTTGATTGATGCCATTGACATGATCCAAAGTTTTACTGGTGGCGGATATGTTGAAGATTGTGCGCCTTGTACATACAAAACAATGCGTGATAAGGCATGGTCAATACTAGAGTTAGGCCCATGTGATAATGATGCCATTGCTACAGTATTAAACGGCCCAAAGATAACAGACTTTTTCTGGTGTATCATGGGCAAGAATGTTTGTGTAGTTGACGGTCACGCTTGGTGCATTGCCAATGCAGACCGTAGGACTATACAAGAGGTGCCGAACATTGGCAAGAAACTGCGACTAGAAATACAGCAAGCCTATGCAAGTGCTGGCGAACGTGTGGGACTTACTGCATATCAGATGCAAGCTGCAACATGGGTGACATGGCGTAGGCTACACGGTGTAAAATAATAGTTGACATTACTGATAAGCATGTTTAGTGTGCTTATTATACTACCAACTAACTACCAACCCTAACGTGCAATGATGCACAATCTTGAAAAGGACTACCCAATGACTAAAGTAAACACAAAGCCAGTAGTAGCAACACAAAACCCTGCACTGTATGAAAACCACACGTTCCACATGTCACGTGCAACACCGTTCACATATAACTATGCAGTGGTAGATGATTACATTTTGGCGAACTATCAGACCATGACACAAAAGCAAATGTCAAAAGACTTGAATGAATTATTCACACGTGTCCAGTATAGATACAATTTGCTGAAGTCATTGAACATCATTGGCACCAAAAACATAGAGCGTACTAAAGAGTATCGCCTAAAGAAAGAATACTTGCAGCAGTATGACGCACAAGTGAAGCGTTACAAAGAACTAATGGCTATCAACCCTAATGCATTGGCGGGGTGATATGATCTACCACTGTACATTCTATTCTGGTGTAGGAAATATCCTGCATCAGTATCAAACAAAGTCTTACAGGCAAGTTATGTATGATGCAAAGATCGCTGTACAGTCTGGACTGCATGTTAAAGTGTTGCAGAATGGCAACACAATAATGTTACCTGAGTTTAAATAACAGAAAGGTTATCACAAGTTATATAAGTGCTTGACACCTCCCACTTGTGCCTATATAACTTGGATATAATCTAACTTAAACACACAACATAAGGATAAAGACAATGCTTATACATTCTAAATCAATACTGACTGGTGAACAGCGTTCAAAAGATATTGCTGGCCTAACGTATGAACAGCTTGACGCATGGCATGATGGTATACTTATTCAGACTGCAATGCCTAATGTGTCGGCAGTTGATCGTGATTTCATCAAGGGTATTTTTGAGGATGAGATGCCTTTGCCTTTTGATGATGATGAGGATGACTTAGAAAAAATGTTTGCCTCTATTCCGAATGGGTTGTTTTGATATGACTATTATAATTGATCGCTGGGACTTGCAGGCTGAACTAGCAGATAGAATGTGTAAACTATCAACAGAAGATTTGTGTGTACTGGCTGAACATATGCTAGACACAGGTCACACCTCACTAGGCTATACAATGGTGATGGGTGAAAAGACAGACGCCATACTTAAAGAAGTAAAGGAAACATGATGACATATACACTTGTAATACTAATCATGGCATGGTATGCCTTGTTCATATACTTAACAGAAGGTGAGGAATAAAATGACAGACCACTGGCATAGAAAACATGCAGCCATAAGGGTTGTGAATCCCGTGGCACGTGCTATGCTGATGGAACGCAAGCGACCACAAGTTGTACCTGCCAAAAAGGGTAACAAGGCCAAGCGGAATAGGCAGGATGAGTTCCGCAGGACAATCAAAGAACAAATGGAGTAATATACTATGACTAAAACACATGAAGACTACATGAAAGAACGTGATGAACGTATAGCAAATGACAAGGCTGCATTTGATGGGCTAACAGACGATCAACAGAAGGCAATCAATGAAGCTTATGCAGCCCTAGACAATGCAATGGATACACTGCGTGACTGTCAAGACCTGTGGCTTTCAGATGTAAAGAAATTAGATCATGCTTTCTGGAAGCTACGTAACAATTTCTTGCTAGGTGTTGGAGAGACATACGAATAATGGCATACCTGAAGGCATATGATGTCACCCTTGACATTGACGATCAGGCTAGTGTATTTATGTTAGACAATACAATGCCAAGCGTACATGACTGGGTGAGTGCAGTTGAGACAGCGATACTGTTAGTTGAGATGGACAGACCATCAGCTAGGGTGTCACTACTAGACTGTAAAGAGTATGTGCCTTTGGGGTTGTCCAACATAGAATACTTTTACCCTTCACCTATGGTGATACAATGACAAGTAAAACTGAAGAAGACCTAGAACTTTTAATGGAGGGACCATAAATGGTGCTCACTGCCCTGACATGCCTAGCCTTGAACGTATACCATGAGGCCAGATCAGAAACCTTCGATGGTCAGTATGCTGTAGCTCATGTTGTAATCAACAGGGTTCAAGATCACCGTTGGCCTGACACTATATGTGAGGTAGTTAAACAACGTAGGTCTAAGCGTAGCTGTCAGTTTAGCTGGTGGTGTGATGGTAAATCAGATAAACCTAAAGATGAATATGCATGGGCATACTCTATGATGATTGCTGCTGATGTACTGAGGGGTGAAGTTCCTGACTTCACTGGTGGATCAACACACTACCATGCATCCTACGTTAAGCCATCATGGGCAGACAAGATGCTATACCAAGGTGATTGGGGTAGCCACTACTTCTTTAGAGAGTATGCTAACTTTCCAAAGAGATACGAATATACCTATACTTGGGACGATTAACCCTTGCTATAAGTATCAGCATAGGTTATGATAGCTATACAACAAGGGCACAGTTGCCTTAACATTCCTGAAAGGAATATATGTAATGACTAGATCAGAATTTTTTGAATGGCTGGACTCATGCCCTAGCCACAAATGGGAAGTGCAACTAGATGATCACGGCTATATTCGTGTGTCATTTGCAGTAGAAGAAACAGAAGAAACAGAAATGGAGGCTACTAATGTTTGATTTTATTCCAGAGAACCTTGACTTCGCAGTAGCGTTTGAGGACACAAAGATGCACGACAAAAAGTATGTTATAAACCAAAACACAGGCGAGTACCTTGGCATTGTAGGTAAGTCTTTCCAGTGTGCATCACATGGTGACTTCTATCGTGGCGTAATAGATAATGTGACAGAAGAACTAAATGCTTATGAGGTCAGGGATGCTGACATGCAGTGGCGCACCGCACGTAATGGTGCATGGGCTATGCTTGACATCACCCTGCCTAACATGAAAGGCACTATCACCACAGACAAACATGAGACTAGCATAGGCAATCGTATCATATCTTTGCATGGCATTGATGGGTCATGCTCCAATCAAGTATTCTTTGGGGCTATTGATTTCTTCTGCACCAATGGTATGATTACTGGTGACTATGACAAGGTGCGTAAGAAGAACACTGCCAACTTTACCCTTGATGGCTTCATCAAAGAGTTGACACGTGCTAGGTCAGACTTCTATGACACAGCAGAAAAGATGCAGGTCTGGGCTAACACCTCAACCAAGTATGTAGATGTTAAGTCTCTGCTAGACGATATGATTGGGTCAAAGCGTAAGGCTGAAAAGATGTTCCAGTTGTACAACCATGAGGTAAATGTACGTGGACATAACAAGTTCTCTTTGTACTCTGCCTTCACTAACTATGCCAGCTATGCAGACGAACGCAATGGGTTCAACCTAAAGAACACAGGCAATGATACACAGGCCATCAGCATGTGGTCACGTGAGCAAGAGGTAAGCAAGTGGGTCAGTGATCCCAAGTTCATCACACTAGAGGCAGCATAGGGTATGGCTGAACAAACATTTGAGGGTAATGAAGATGAGGGGTGGACTTATGTTGGGCGTAACTCTAAGGGAGAGCCTAAGTTTAGGAAGCCCACTAACCAAACGCTAGAGTTTGTTAAGGATTACTTAGACAACAAAGGACTAGCATACTTTGTACATGAAAACCAATCCCTACTATTTATCTACAAAGATAAAGAACCACAGAGTAGGTACTCTTCAAGGTACTCATATTACTATACCACAGGTAAGTGGGGTAGTGACAAAAGAAAAAAGCACTACCACTCTAACGGTATTGAACACTTTGTAGAAACATACTACCGTTCAAGAGAGCAAGATAAAATTTATTGGGATGAAATAAATGACAAACCTACCAAGATTTGTGCAACCACGTAAACAACCCAAGGGTGTAGTGTCCTATCGCTTCAACCCACCTCAGTGTCTAGTTGATGCTGGGGTGGTGAGCCGTAAGGAATGGGGCAGTGACCTCAAGCAAGTTAAACTACTCGCCAGTGAGTTGAATGATACCATTGACCAGTACCGTGAGGAACAGGCAAAGATACTGAGAATCACAGATAAATCAACTGTTGCAGATTTGTCACACTTCTATTATGCATCCAATGATTTCAAGGCTTTACGTAATACAACTAAGGTTGATTATGTGTACTTCATAGGCAAGTTGGTGGAAACTGTTGGTGATAAGAAGCATGTTGATGTTACCTCTAAGGTTGCAAAGCAAGTCTATGAAGAGTGGGTTACTAAGGGCATCAGCTACGCTAATCATGCAGCAACCTGTGCTAGTCGTGTCTTTAATTACTCTATTGAAATGGAACAAATACAGTTCAACCCCTTCACAAAGATCAAGCGCAAGTCACTGCCACAACGTAAGGTAGTGTGGTCACACGAATATGTTATGGCCTTTATGGAACTAGCCATGAGCAAATACAAGTACCGTAGCGTGGGGTTGATCGTGGCTATGGCATACCAGTGGTGCCAACGTCTAGGTGATATGCGTATGTTGACATGGAGTAGCATAGACTTTCACAGGGGGCGCATGTACCTAGTACAGTCTAAGCGTAGGGCTGAGGTGTTTCTGCCCATTGATGATGGGTTGTTCACTATGCTAAAGAAACAGTACGAAGACTGTGGCTTTCAGGCTTACATTGCACCCCACCCTCGACCTGTTGGTGGTACATTTAATCCTTATGCTATGGAGAGACTATCTAAAGTTGGTAGGAAGATCATGCGAGAGGCAGAACTACCTGATGATCTACGTCTTATGGACTTACGTAGGACAGGGGTAACACAAATGATGGAAGCTGGTGTTCCTTTACCTCAGATCATGTCAGTGACAGGACACACACATGTTGCATCTGTGAAACCATACATGAAAAATACTTTCGCATCTGCAAATAATGCCTTGACAGCCCGACACGCTCATGTAGAATTGAGTGTAACGAAACCCATTGAAAGTGATTGGCTATGAATATAATAGAAATCATAAATGACTTACAGCTAAGTGTTGGTGATAGTAAACGTATGGCATGTCCTATGTGTCACACTAAGAATACATTTACTATTACTAATACTATGGGTAAGATTGTTTGGAATTGCTACAAGGCTAGTTGCCCTGTGTCTGGTGGTACAGATGTGGCCTTGTCTGTTAATGATGTTCGTAAGGCATTAGGTTATATGACTGACGAGTTAGACCCTGCCCCATTTGTAAAGCCTGACTACCTAGTTAATGATGGACCTGAGTGTTGGAATTTTCTTAAACAGTATGGCCTATCATCTGAAGATGTTATTGTGTTGTATGACGTAAAGGATCACCGTATAGTCTTTCCTGTGCTAGATGACAGAGGTTGCATAGTTGATGGATCAGGTAGATCACTGGGAAAAAGAATACCTAAATGGAAAAGATATGGAAATAGTGACTTGCCATACCATTGTGGATGTGGTAATGTCGCTGTAGTGGTGGAGGACAGCGTGAGTGCAGCAGTCGTAGGTGCGACAGTGAATAACGAACTCAAGCTGGATGCCTCTGATGATGATGTATATGTCGGGGTGGCTGTGTTGGGTACATCATTATCAGAGGGACACAAGAGGTACTTGTCGCAGTTCTCCACCATAATCGTAGCACTTGACCCCGACGCCTTACCTAAGTCACTCAAGTTTGCTAAAGAGCTACGTACCTACAGCCCTGATGTCAGGGTATTAAAGTTGACAGACGATCTAAAATATAATAACCCTGCAGATATAATTAATCTGATAGCCCTAACAGAAGGATACACCCCAGATGGAACTAGCACTAATACGTAGTCTGATGGACAAAGAGTTCTACGACAATCACCGTGGATCACGCTGCCCAGAACGCCTGTTCAGCCCTGATGTACGTAAGATAAAGAAGGCAATCGACAGTGCCATGCATCGGTATGAACGTACTGTTACACCTGATGAGATTGAGGCGTTGTTCATGTCGAACAATGCCACCCTAACTACAGCACAAAAGACTGCCTACAGTGCGTTGTTTGCCACCGTAAAGAACGAGCAGCCTATGGGTGAGGACATTGCACAGGAGGTACTGTCCAAGCTGTTTCAACAGGTAATCGGTGAGGACATTGCCAACCTTGGCTTTGATTATGTTAATGGTACTAAGGATACCCTTGAGCCGTTACGTAGTATGCTTGAAATGTATGGTGATGACTTCACCCCTAAGCTAAACATTGAATGGGAAGACTCAAGCATTGACCACATCTTGTCACTCAATAGCCTTGAGAGCCAGTGGACATTCAACATACCTACCCTCACACGTAAGGTAGAGGGCGTCAATGCTGGTCACTTGATTGAGATTGGTGCTAGGCCCAACACTGGCAAGACTTCATTTCATGCCAGCCTGATTGCTGGTGATAATGGGTTCGCATGGCAGGGGGCTAAGTGCATTGTCTTGTGCAATGAGGAAGGCTATCACCGTGTGGCTCACCGCTACATCACAGCAGCCGCTAACATGGAAGCCAAGGATGTAGTCGCTAACAAAGACAAGGCTATGACTGCATACAATAAGATCAGAGACAATGTAAAGTTCAAGGATGCTACTGATCGTGACATGTCATGGGTTGAGAGTGTGTGTAAGACATACAAGCCAGACATTGTAGTGCTTGACATGGGTGACAAGTTTGCTAAGACAGGTGGCTACTCTCGTACTGATGAAGCACTCAAGGCTAACGCTATCTATGCTAGACAGATTGCAAAGCAACAGGGTTGTGCTATCTTCTACATGTCACAGCTATCAGCAGATGCAGAGAACAAGGTTGTACTTAATCAGTCCATGATGGAAGGCAGTCGTACAGGTAAGGCAGCAGAGGCAGACCTTATGCTGTTGATTGCTAAGAACCCACCAGTTGAGGGTGCTGAAGAAGAAGATACCATGCGACACCTTAATGTCGTTAAGAACAAACTGTCTGGATGGCATGGCATCGTACACACTAATCTTAACTATCGTACTGCTAGGTACGAGGCATGAGGGGCTTAGGTGTTAGTATTCTCATCATCATGTTTATGGTGGTGGGACTGCCTCTGATAATTAGCTACACATGGTGGATGTAATATGATACAACGTTATGAGTGGGAACAAACAGTGACTAAGCTAAAGAAAGTGCAGAAAGAAAATGATATGTTACGTGGTCAGATTGATATGCTGCAACGTGAGGCAGACTACTGGGAACATCAAGCTAAGTACCTTGATAGGACATGTACTAAGCTAGAAAAAAATACTATGCAGCTAGAGGCACAACTCAAGCTATGGAAAGGGACAGCACCATGATACAAAGATTGTTAGATTGGATAAAGAAAAAACTTGACAGGGGTGATACACCTGATTACTTTAGGGGTAATCCTACCTTAGATGAATTGTTTAATCAAGAACGTAAACAAGCTATGAAGGATTACAAGGATGAAGGCACATGAAATGGCTAGCAGAGTATACCTTGTAATGAATCCTATGGGGTGTGAGTCTGTCTATGGTAATAGAACTAAAGCGGAGAATAGACGTGACTACCTCATGGAAAAGTATGCCATGAACCACTGGATAGAGATAAAGGAGATAACAGTTGATTGAAGTAACATACATAGACCACATGGGTAGTGATCTGTCTGTAGTCAATGCAGCACGTGTATCCTTTGGTAAGACACACAAGGCTATGACAGAGGGT